GTCTGCGTACATATTTGATAGGTCCGGAACAACCTGGACACTAACGACAAAACTTGTCGCTTCCGATGCGGGCCCAAGCTATGCTTTCGGTCAGAGCGTTGCCTTATCTGGTAACACGGCTCTAGTTGGTGCGTCTTGGACGGATACACCTGGACTTTACCAATCCGATCAGGGTGCCGCTTATGTATATATTACTTAAAGAATCCCTACTATGTGTACATATGGATCAACTCATCCAAATCATTCCAGTTTTGACTGAAGAAGAGGTGGATAAGTTAAACGCATATGCAGACGATCATCTAATCCTTCGGCGTAGTCAAACGCTCGACAGGGGTGTCGTCGCTGGTCGAACGAGTGAAGAGTGCCCTTTACCCGAAGATGAAGAAATTACGAAAATGGTACACGAGAAAATGAATTTAGCTCTCGATGAATATAAACGCAGAATCGTAAATTTAAACGATAATTATAATAGACATCCCTTACCCGGTGGACAGGATACAAAATCGTGGAGAGAAGAAATTCGGATCATTCAGTATAAACCCGGACAATCTTATGGCTACCATAGGGATACTCATATGGATAAGAAGTGTAAAGAGTATCATAGAGAAATATCGATCATCATATATCTTACCGATGACTTCGAAGGTGGCTCAACCACGTTTTTGCATACAAGTTATAAACCCAGAAAGGGATATGCGTTAATTTTCCCGTCTAATTGGTGTTATATACACCGAGGAGATGTAGTTACGAAAGGCACTAAGCGTGTAGCAGTGACCTGGTATTACGTCGACTATAACAAATAAATTCCAAGCGTAACACGTGAAGAAAAATCCACGTGGTGCAGTTGGTTTACTTACCGTTTAATAGAGTCCATAGCCGCCAGTGCAAATACACCCGCTATGAAAAATAAAACTAAATAATTGCATTCTGTATTTTCATCGATTGTATTTTCGGGCTGAGCAACCTCACGAACTTCCCCGACCTTATCGGCAACGACCTCCCGCTTTCTGGGGGATGGAAGTTCGAACGGCTCACCGAAATCAATCGGACTGTAGCCTATCATTTATATAGGTTTACAAATTAATTTCAACCTTCTTCTTACGAGATCCACCACGTTTCCCCTTGGTAGAAGATGGCACCTTCACATTCTTAACCTCTTCCTCGGGAGATTCATCATTCGCCGCGATCTCATCGATGATATCTGATATATCATCATCGTCATCGTCTGGTATTTCAGGCGTGTACTCCTGAGGCTTGGGAGGAGGAGTAGTGGATGTGTTCATCGGAGGTCCCGGGGGCATCATGATACCACCCATCAAACTCGAAATATCTACCCCCGGACCACGCATCTCGTGACGCTCACCGGGAGGTGTAGCTGGTGCCTGCTGTCCATTCGCCATGGTATTTTGCACCGCACTCATCATACTCGTCATGAGCTCGGGGTTCTGCTTCATCACGTCGTTCACGTTAGGCATGACCTGCTTGAACATGGAGTTCGTGAGGTGGAACATCATCGCGGAACCACCCAACATCATGATAAGCTTGATCTCCGGTGCGACGTGCATCTTCGTTCGATATTTGACGTATAATTCCTCGAATACCTCATCGTAATCATCCTGGTTTTCCATCACATTCTCCGACCAGCCATCCAATTGAATGTCGAAGGGGTTGTATTTCTTGTTAAGAAACTCAAGCCCGGTCACACATGCAACAAGCATACGTCGCGAAAACTTAACAGACTTATCAACTTCTATACTGTACGTAATACGTTTGACCTCCGTTCTGAGTTCGTCTACAGGAGAATACGCGTTAAGTCTCTTGTTGATGTTAAAACCACGCTTTTCGAGGCGACCGAGTTTATTTAAAAGATCGGACTTCTCCTCGTCTATCGTCTTATAACCGGGTGAGGGTTGCTCTTCTTGGGGCTCACCACCGCCGTATTCGAAGGAAGGTCCGGCTTCGTATGGTGTATCATCAACATATTCACCGTGATCTACCGGTTCATCCATCTGTGGTGCAGGAGGAGCACTCTGTTTTGTAGGGTTTGCAAACGCATCAACATCTTCTTGAAAACTTGGTACAGAGGGAGCTTCGTGACCTCTCGAGCGCATTCTCTGGGCTACAGGTGGTACAAAAGAATTGGATCGTCCACCGAAGTCGAGCTGAATCTCATCCATAATCGCCTGCTCGTTATCATCCAGTTTCATGACCGAATCTCCGCCCCTGTCTAGAACAATTTCACCGTCCATTACTCTCTATATTGAAACTAATCTATTCTCTTTAACGCACTTTATAAAAAAATATCAGCACATAGTAAATGAAGCTTAATTCTACCAATCGCGAAACCCTCAAGGCGATCGCGATCGTCATCCTTATCTTACTCGTCATTGGCCTGTTTTTCGAGAACAGGCGACAGAAGAGTATGTACCAGCCCGGACCTGTTGATATTGAACCCGTTTCGGAGAAGCCTTTTGGTTCTCTCAAGAGCAGTGAGGAGTGCCTCAAGACTAGCGTCTACTCCACAAGCACCGGCGGCGTCTGCGGTGACCAAAAGCTCGTCCAAGATCACGCCAACTACAAGATGATCTAAATAAATTTTTAAGTTCTAACCATTTCTACTTACATCGTCACAACGTATTTAAGTAGAAAAATTCTAAGTGTATTATAAATGGCGCTTCTCATCGCTCCATCTCAGCCCGACATCCCTGATTACAGTCATGAAATTCATACGGTGGTCATCGATAACATTTTTAAGTTTGATAACGTGACGAATAACACTGATAGTGATTTTGTTATGCATTTACCGACTCCTTTAGAGAATGTTGTCCAGGCTCGACTCGTAGCCGCTACATTTAGAACGGGTACTACGGGGTCTGCTAGGGCTCAAAGGGCCCTGCATATAGGTATCGAAGAACTTCGCACACACTTTTCGCAGAGAGGGCAAGCAGAAATAAATTACCCGGGTGATCCTAGTTCGGATCTTATTACCGATTCTGCTAATCATCTGAACGGTATTTTTGGAACAGTCATTGGTCCTTGTGTAGCTCAGGAACCCGTCGGAGACGCGACTCCGGTTAACACGGTCATCACCTTCAAGGATGAGTATCCGATCGTGCAATGTTATCATAACCCCATTCGCAGACTCGATCGTTTAACTTTTAACATCGATAGAGAAACCGGACAACCGGCGGAAATAGGTAACTCCGTGATGGTATTCCGTTTCACATGCCGCAAGAAGAACCTCGCATAGAATTCAGGGCAATTTAAAAATACTTTTACTATAGTAAGTATGTCTTCTGGAATCGTGCAGTTAGTGGCTATCGGTGCACAAGATGAGCATATCATCGGGGAGCCCGAAATCTCGTTTTTCACTTCCACATTCAAAAGACATTCTAACTTTTCACAGTCCATCGAAAAGCAAACGATACAAGGAGCTGTGAAAGGTAATTCCATGTCGTCTATAAAATTCGAAAGAACAGGTGATCTTCTAGGATACACCTATTTTACCATAGATGATAACACACAGGCGGTCGATCTTCAGGACTGGGGTGATGTTATTGATAAGGTAGAATTAATGATCGGGGGACAAATTATAGATGTTCAGGATTTTGATTTTAGCGAGAATATAGCTATAGATATGTTCGCACAAAACGTATCGAAGAGTTCTAACGGTGTACACCCCGGTGCATCTGCGCGCTCCTATTTTTACCCTTTAAGATTCTTCTTTTGTGAAGGGCCGCAGTCTGCGATACCTCTCGTAGCTTTACAGTATCATTCGGTCGAGTTAAGAATATATTGGGGTCCAGATGCATCTAACTATAATGTAGAGGCATACTCGAATTATTACTATTTAGACAACGAGGAACGTGGAATCATGGCTTCTCGTAAACACGATATTCTCATAACACAAACCCAAAAAAGTATTCCGTCCGGTGAATTGGATCAAGAATTAACGTTTAATCATCCCGTCAAATACATAGCTTGTGCGAATACTAACATGGAAAGCACACTAACCTCCGTAGATAACAAGATAAAGATAAGTGTTAACGGAACCGATTTAAGTTCGTTTAAGTGGGCGAAACCTCATTTTGTCGACGTGCAAAGCTACTATCATACGAATTTCGTAACATCTCCAGATTGTTTCTTACACTGTTTCTGTTTAAATACCAGCTCCAATCAGCCTAGTGGAAGTTTAAATTTCAGTCGTCTTGATAATGTGAAGATACACAGTCAAGACAAAAAAATTATAGACCCGATTTATGCAGTTAACTATAACATCCTCAGAGTGAACAATGGAATGGCGGGTTTACGGTACGCGAATTAAAATCAGTGGTAATATTAAATGCCGAAGAACTTGAGTACCGTCGGTGGTGCTACAGAGCTTCGGTTCGGTAAAAACTGTCGAGAAGATCAGCACGATAACTCGGTCGTCATTAACGCGAGTAATGAAAAGATCGACGCCACAAAAGCGGGTGGATTCTACATCACTCCGCTCGAACTTTCAACATTCTTCGACGAAGATGGTACACAACCAACCACAAATACGTTCGTCGCATACAACCAAAGCACAAAACAACTTTTTAGGACCCAGGTTCCATTGACTATAACCGGTCTTTCGGATGCAGGTGCGGGTGCAGAAGGTGATCTAAATGTAACAGGTAATCTGGTTGTGACGGGTAATATAACCGCCATGGGTACATTTGCGAATATACACGTCACTAACACCAATTTTGAAGATGGTTTAATTGAAATAGGAACGGATAATACTAATTTGGCAAGTTTCGATTTGGGTCATATCTATAATAGACCGGTTGGAAGTTCAAACGTAGCCCTCTGTTATGATGCTGATAGGTGTGAAATGATGATCGCTTATACAGAAAGTACGGCTATGGGCGACACGGAAGTCAATGAAACAAATGAAACTATGAATGTTCACGTATACGGTAAACTGTATACCGATTCTAACGTGGGTGTAATTAATACGACACCATTACACACCTTATCTGTCGGTGATAAGTGTTTCATAGATAACGGAAATCATCCTAACATAGTAGACGTTCGTGGTAATGCTACCATCGAAGGTGGTCTCATTACAAATACCGGAATGGTCTCGAAGAAAACATACAGTTATAAGGACGCCATCCCCCAATCCACATCTATAACAGATGCCACGTTAAAAATAACGTTCACAACACATCCATTCTACGCTAAAATAATAGCGCAATTAATAGATAATGACGACAGTGAAGTGAGTACAATGATCATAGATTTGGCCGGTGGAGAACGTGGAGGTGATGGAACCCCACTCGACATAGCTCTTGGACCCATTTCTATTTTTGGTAATACCAGTACGAATCCGTGGAGTTCTACCGTAGTTAAGAATACGACCGAGGTCAGTATAGCACCCACTTCCAATTTCAATACGGGACAGGGTAATTACTCTGTGTTTATAGAATACATATCCCCGAACACATTCGGTGCGGTCACGAGTATAGAGAGAGGTTCAACTGGAGCAATTGCATTCGGGTATTAAAGAAAAATGTGTATATATACTAATGAGTTGGAAGGCCATTGGTTCTGTCCACCGCCAACCTAGGTTGGATATTGATTACGAAAATTTAGTCATTACACGTGAATTTGTTCAAGATCGTGAAGTTTTCATCATTGATAACTTTTACAAATTCCCGCATGATATCATACGGTATTATCATACCGCAAACAAGATTATCACACCCACGTATTATCCGGGTACGAGAGTGCAACTTATACCTAAAATAAAGAATCCCCACATCGAAGAATTTTGGAATCTTATGAAGATGAAGCGTTTCGTGACAAATCCTCGTGAATGGAGAACGACGGGTTTACCAGATCTCATCGTATCAAAATATAACGTCACGTACGATACGGATGATAGTAAGCATGAATATATTCAAGCAACTGCTAATCCTCATTGGGATAACGTACCCGACGGTAAGTATAACCTGTTTGTAGGTGTATGTTATTTGTCCGACAAAAATCACGGTGGCACTGGAATCTATAAGAATCGTGAATTAAATTTTTTTTCTACAAATCAAATCAATTTTAAAAAAATAAATGAAAAAAAAATTTTCCCTTACGAAAAGAAAAGAGTTATAAATAAAAGTTGTGACAAGTTTGAGTTATTAAAGCTCCTACCGATGAAGTTCAATAGACTCGTCTTATATGATGGTGATTTACTGCACTCCATGTACATAGAAGATCCAGATTTCTTTAAACATACCGATCGAATAACGACAAATTATAGTATGCCCGTGTACATGAAATAATTTATTTGTACATTGTAGATGTCGGAAACAAACCTTCAATTATTTCCAGGCGTATTCAGAAGTACCGTGGGAGGTGCAAATCCAGGCTTCTTCTTACATTCAGACGGACGTGTAGGAATAGGTAATCAGGCTCCCACTGACCCACCCCTTTGGTCATCGGACGATAATGATAGGAATAAGTTAAATGTCTCGGGACATACACATATAGATGGGAACTTACAAGTTACCGGTCAATTATTTGGGGATGGATCGACTTTGGATAATGTTGCAGCTGTCATAGCTGGAAACTGGCTTACCGATGGTGCGGGGGGTCCTCAACCAGCTGATATTAAATACGATCTCGGTAATGTTGGAATAGGTGGAGATGCATCGGCTACAAATAGACTTAAGGTACATGGAACCGTCGAAGCGACGTCGTTCAGTGGTATCCAGGCGTCGGACGTCAGTGGTCTAGGAACATTTGCACTTAAAAATGATGGTAATTATGATATCCACAATTCCTGGCTTCGTGAAAATGGTGACAACTCGTTCGTCAAATTATATGGTAACAGTCGCACCATGGTATTCAGAACAGACGGTACTAATGCGTATGGATCGAACGGTGGATACCCATTTATTTGGCTTTATCAAGGAGATGCTCCAGGTAATAGAAGAATGATATTAAACACTAGTGGTCAATTATGGCTGTCCAATTATGGCTGGCTCCATGATTATTTCGCTAAAACGAATGGCGCCACTATCAACTTCCCCACTATCCACGCCCCCCATATCCGCAACGCCGACCTCCATAGCGGTACGTACGTTTACGGTTCATACTATTCTCACAATTTCTACGACGCTGAACACGATTATTGGACAAACGGTGGACAAATCCGGGGAGACGCGCCAGGAGCGGTAACTTATGGGTTAATCGTGCAGTATAGTATCCAATGCGAAGCAGTATCCGTTACGAGTGACGAGAGGATTAAACGTGATTTTATGGAAATTGATGATACATTCGCGTTGGATAAACTAAGACAACTTAAACCAACATCCTATAGGTACAAAGACGTAAATCGTAATACGAAGGATAGGGTTTTAGGTTTCATAGCACAAGAAGTTGCCGAAGTGTTACCCGATGCCGTTTCGATATCAGAAGGTATACTACCCAATATGCAACTCGAAGCTTCTGTGAAGAAAATCGACGAAGAAAAGTTTGAATTTACACTAAAAAAACCCCATTCCGTCAAGGTAGGTGTTAAATTAGAAATTAAAGCACCAAAACTTGATCATATGGAAGTAGACGTCGTATCCGTTATCGATGATACTACATTCACCGGCACTGCCAAGGATTTCGACATGGATAAGGTAGGAGATCGTGTTATAGTATACGGAGAATACGTTGACGATTTTCATAGCCTCGACAAAAATGCTATATTCACCGTAGCCACAGCCGCCCTACAAGAAGTGGATCGTCAACTCCAAGCCGAAAAGGAAAAGGTAAAAAGTCTAGAGGAACGTCTAGCTGCTTTGGAAGCAATTGTTCTTAACCAATAATCATTACCTCACATAAAATGTAGTACATTTTATCTAAGCTAATATAAATGGTGCAGACGACGAGCCATATATTTTCAGGGAAGGTCGATATCGAGAGTAATCTCTTGGTAGGCTCTTCTCAACTGTTCGTTGATACCGTAAATAACAGAGTAGGTATTACGACACCAGATCCTCATGCGAGTTTACACGTAAACGGAAACGCATATGTGGAATCTAACGTGGGGGTCGGTTCAAATATCGTCCTCGATGGAGATACGGGGATCATCACGGCCACGGAGTTTCGGGGTGATGGAAGTAATTTGGTCGGTGTACTCACATCTTTAGAAAATGCTACACAAGAAGGCAATACAACGAGTACAACGGTCCAGTTTACAAACGCCGATACATCCCTAGTCGCTTCAGGGAATGTCGTTGTCACTGGAAATGTAACAGCTTCGACATTCGTTGGTGACGGTAGTCAGCTTACGGGTATAGCCACGACTCTTCAAGCGATTACGGATAACGGCAACGTGACGTCTAATACCGTCCAGTTCACAAATACTGGAACTTCACTCACGGCGAGTGGTACTATCAAAGCCGTATCCGTACAAGTAAACGGGTTAGATGTGGCGTTAGATCGGGATATGACATCTAACGCCACGCGAATAGGTGTTTTGGAAACGGACTTAACTTCAAACGCTGCGCGCGTGTCTAATTTAGAGGCTGCAAACGCGGTTCAAGAGTCTCTCATCAACAACCTTCGAACGGATGTGACGAGTAATACCTCGCGAATTTCGTCCCTCGAAACGGATAGAACGTCTAATACTTTGCGCATATCGTTTCTCGAATCCGCTAACATTGTTCAAGAGTCTCTCATCAACTATCTTCGAACGGACCTGACCTCGAATACTGGAAGAATCGTGGATTTGGAAGCGGCGAACGCGGTTCAAGAGTCTCTCATCAACAACCTTCGAACAGACGTTACGAGCAATACCGGTCGAATCGCGGTGCTTGAAACGGACCTGACCTCGAATACTGGAAGAATCGTGGATCTGGAAGCGGCGAACGCGGTTCAAGAGTCTCTCATCAATCTTCTTCGAACGGATGTTACGAGTAACACGGATCGTATTGCAGTGCTTGAAACGGACCTGACCTCGAATACTGGAAGAATCGTGGATTTGGAAGCGGCGAACGCGGTTCAGGCGTCTCTTATTAGTACACTCGATTCAGCGAACGCTGTTCAAGCGGGTCTGATTACGAATCTCACAAATGACCTTTCTTCTAATGATGGTCGCATTACGACCCTCGAGACGGCGAATGGTGTCCAAGCGACTTTGATTACCAACCTCACGACCGATCTCGCGTCGAACGATTTTCGAATTACAACTTTAGAGGCAGCAAATACGGTCCAACGGGATCTCATCACAGAGCTTCAAACCGCGAATGGTGTGCAGGCGACCTTGATCACTAATCTTACGACTGATCTTGCGTCAAATGATGGTCGAATCACAGTCCTAGAGGCAGCAAATACGGTCCAACAGGATCTCATCACAGAGCTTCAAACGGCGAATGGTGTGCAAGCGACTTTGATCACCAATCTTACGACCGACTTGTCTTCAAATGATGGTCGGATTACAGCCCTAGAAACATCTACGGGCGGCGGTACCCTTACTTTACAGGGTATAACTGACCTTGGGAACACTACCACAAATGTTATACAATTTTCCAGTGCGACCACAGGTCTCGTTACGACAGCTAACGTGGAAGTTGGTTCTAATATTTCGATCGCCGGACTAACCGCTAATAAAATACCGATAGTAGGTGCAGATCATTTTCTCGAGGATTCATTAATTGGTAAAACAAATGGTAAAATTGTCATATCATCAGATCTTGAAGTTTCTGGAAATATTACCGTTGATGGAAATTCGTATATCATAGAATCTAATTCATTGGTCATCAACGATCGTGTTCTTGGTATAGCCAATAACAACACGTCACATGAATTAGACATAGGTATTATCATGGGGCATCCGGGTAAAAACGTAGGTCTCATACATCATGGCGAATCCCAAGGTGATCAAGATCCTCACGATCATACATTTACTATAGGTTATACACAAAATACAGTTACGGATAATCACATATTCGATGATTCAAATCTCATAACAGTTGAAATACTGGGAAATTTGATTACACAAAACAATCTTACAGTTGGTTCGGGGGGTAGTTATTATGGTGACGGTACGACACTCACGGGTGTTGCACTCGGGACCGATTTAACTTCGGCTGTTAATCGGATCACAGCCCTAGAGGCGGCAAATACGGTCCAAGAAGATCTCATCACCGATCTCCAAACCGCGAATGGTGTGCAGGCGACTTTGATCACTAATCTTACGACTGATCTTTCTTCTAATAATGGTCGAATTACGGCCCTAGAGGCGGCAAATACGGTCCAAGAAGATCTCATCACCGATCTCCAAACCTCTAACACCAACATTTGGTCTAATTTGGCTTCCAATTCGTACCGCATAGGAACTCTGGAAACTGAATTGGCGTACCCCGCTT